TAACATCAGTCTTGGTAAATAATTTACGGTTACCAGTTGCTGATAAGGTATGCGCTCCTACTGCTGCTCCTGTAGTTCTGATAGAATTCGCTACAGCCGGTGACCAGTTAAATAACATGTCAGTCGAAACACTTTCAATCAACTTTGCTTTATCCAGCTTGATGATAGATTCACGCTTATTGTATGAAAGTTCCACCTGATCAGCATAAGGGATCTTGATCGGATCGGTTGTAAATTCATCCAGGTTAAAAGTCAAATCAGGATCAACACGAGCAGTTACAGTTGCCGGAAAAGAAGTCCGGTTCTTGGTAACACTGGAGCCTGCTCCGGCGTTGGGGATGTGAACGGTTTTTCCGGCATTCACAAACTCATCGGCATTAAACGCCTTGCTTAAAAAGCTGTTATCGGCAAATAAGCCTTCAACAATAGAGTTCATCCAGATTTCTTTCTGGACAGCCATGCCAAGCGATCCGGCAGGAACAAGCGGTAAAAGGCTGAGAAGGGATCCGGTTCCCATAACCGCGAATGTATTTAAACCGGTGGCTGCCGAAACAGCTGTGGCAAAAAACACATTAAACATGAGCGCAAAGAGCGCCACAAAAACTTTTGATCTCATAATAGAGTAAAATAAAAAGGGTTAATAATTACACTTGTGCTTCGCAGCCAAAACGGACTTTGAACTTCTCTTTATAGAGGTCGACGTACTTATCTTTCAACAGTACCAATTTCCCCTCTTTGTCGAGCGCATCCCAATCCTTCTTCTGAAGGTCGGCAAGTTCAGTAGCATTACTGCCACCTGTGGCGGTCTCGATTCTTCCGGTAACACTCTGCCTTGCAGGGATACTTTCCAAAGTCACTTTAGCCGAGGCGAAATCAAGATCGAACAATTTAATCATGCCGTCTTTGGCTGTTGCATTCAGACGGCCATCCTTAACGGCAGCATCAATCAGTTCAACAGATTCGGCTTTTTGTTTCGCCTTAGCTGTAGAGTTTAGTTCGTCAACACGACCCGCGAGAGTCACATTTTCGGTTTTCAGGCGGTCACGATCCGAAATGATCGTGCGCAGTGCGGCAGTTACCTCTTCTGGGGTAGCATTATCCGCGAGTTGTAACATTTTTTTAAATGGCATATATTGAAAATTATTTGTATCAACCAGCTTTATCACCGTGCCGGCATCGGTCAAATCAATCGTATTGCCTTCAGCGTCATAAAACGCCAGGGCGTTATGGTTGCCACCAATCGTGACAATAGAGGCTTCACGCACTTTCCATTTTGTTACGGTAGGGAGCGTTTGTCCGGGCAGTTTCAAAAGGGGATCATCACTCACCTCTTCAGGTGGCCATGCGCCTATACTGGCCATGCGAATAAAATCGCGTTCAACCTTTCCGGCTACGTCAGCGCCCTGGGGATCCTTCATGTCAAAAACAGGATCAGCAAGGATTTTACCAGCCTCAATGCGGATGTTTTCCCAACGGCCAATCGGTAATGACCAATCACCATGCATAAGCAGCATAACCGGGTTCTTTCTGAACTCAGTCAGGTCAGCCCCGGAGGTGAGCATCCGGAAGCCATAAGTGTTAACCGTTTCGTCATGTAGAACAAATGATTTTTTCATTACCTGAATATGTTTTTCATTGCCAAAAAATTGAGTTGTTTATGAAACTCGAAAGGCGAATTAAACACCTCGTTTCTTAATAGACAAGTAATTCTGCAATGTTTGCATTGATCGCTGCAAGAGTTGCAGTGATCTTATCAACTGTTACATCAGATAATTAGCTTCGCTGAAAATAAGAGAGGTATGGCAACGAAAAAAGAGATGCAGGACAAGCGCGATCACGCGAAACTGCTGTTCATCCATGAGCAGCTGAACCAAAAGGAAATCGCAGCAAGGATAAAAGTTTCGGAGGTGACAATCAGTAAATGGGCGAACGCCGACAGCTGGGATGGTCTCCGGGTTTCGATTACCATTACCAAAGAGGAGCAGCTTAAAAACCTCTACCGGCAACTGGCCGAAATGAATAAAGTGATTGCCGAGCGTGACGAGAAGAAATACGCTTCATCCTCAGAAGCCGATGCGATCAGTAAGCTGGCTACAGCGATCGACAAAATGGAAAGTGATGTTGGAATAGCCGATATTGTTTCTGTGGCTAAAAAGTTTCTGACCTGGTTGCGTAAGTTCGACCTGGTGAAAGCCCAGGATATGACGCCACTATTTGATGCCTTTGTTAAAGACAATTTACGATAATGGCAAAAAGGCTAAAAATAGACGACAGGCACGCGCTGATTGACTGGGATGAATTTGTACAAAACATTGCCAGGCAAACGTCAGTTGATACATCGCTAAGCCATTCCGAAAGGGAGGCCAAGCGTAAGCAGCTCGAACGGGATCCCATTTTGTGGATGCTTGAAATGTTCCCCAATTATGCCAAATATCCGTTCGCGTCTTTTCATAAAAAGGCGATTAAACGAATCATCGAGCATGATGATTGGTATGAGGTATTATCCTGGTCACGGGAGCTGTCAAAATCGACCATTGTAATGATGATTATTCTTTACCTGGTCCTTACCGGGAAGAAAAAGAACATCATACTTGTTTCCGATTCGAAGGATAATGCAGTCAGACTCCTTAACCCATACCGTGCCAACCTTGAGGCAAACCAGCGGATCAAATTTTATTATGGCGATCAGCAAGGTATACCCTGGAAGGAGAACGAATTTATCACGCGCGGTGGCGCAGCCTTTCGCGGTTTAGGCGCCGGCCAGTCGCCACGTGGATCGCGTAACGAGCAGATCCGTCCCGATACTTTGCTAATGGATGACTTCGATACGGATGAGGATTGCCGAAACCCGGATATCATCAATAATAAATGGAACTGGTTTGAGCAGGCGCTTTATTTTACACGGTCAATATCCGAGCCTCTTTTAACTATCTGGTGTGGTAACATTATCGCGAAGGATTGCTGCATCACGCGTGCCGGCACAAAGGCCGGAGAACTTGCCAAAAGAGCAAAACCGCTTGGTAATTGGGATGTCATAAATCTCCGAATGGTGAATATCAATAAACCGGATCCGAAAAACGACTTTTTAAGTGGAAAATCGGTTTGGCCGGAGAAAAACACGGAGGAGAAGATAGACACGGTTCAGGCTCAGGTATCATCACTATCGGTTCAAAAGGAGTGCTATAATAATCCGGTTTCTATAGGCGAGATTTTTAAAGAGATGGTTTGGGGTAGAATACCTCCACTGAATAGATTTAAATTTCTCATTGCCTACGGTGACCCGGCGCCAAGTAATTCAACGAATGGTAAAGGGTCGTATAAGTCGCTTTTTCTTATCGGACGCTGTGAAGGCAAATCATATGTTGTCACCGGATTTCTTGATCATGTTGTAAATAGTGAGTATGTAAATTGGTATTATCACCTGAAGGATTTTGTTGGGGATAAAACACAGATTTATAATTTCATCGAGAATAACTCACTTCAAAATCCTTTTTACGAACAAGTTTTTATTCCGCTGTTTGTCGCAGCCGGCAAAGAAAAAGGAACCACGATTGGAATCACTCCCGATACCAGGAGTAAGACTGACAAGTTTTCGAGAATTGAAGGGAATCTGGAACCAATGAACCGAATGGGCAACCTGATTTTAAATGAGGCCGAAAAATCAAATCCTCATATGGTTAAACTGGAAGATCAATTTAAGATGGTCAATCCAAAACTGAGCGCCCCCGCCGATGGACCCGACTGTATCGAGGGAGGTATATGGATCATTAATGAAAAGATGTCGCAGCTCGACGCCGGCAGTTATACTGTTGGAGTAAAAAAAGTCAATTCTAAACGTTTTTAAATAGCTTTTAATCATGACCCGATTTCAAACATTAGTTCTCAGGTTCCGGATGCGTCCGGGAGCGCTTAACCGTGCAAAGCGTAAAGCTGACAGGCTGCACAAAAAAACAGGCAACCGCTTCCGGGTTTTCTTTTTCGGCAGCAGGTACCATGTATGGACACGCGATGAAATTCGCGATCGCAAAAAGTCCGGACTGTTTAAGTTCGGTTTAAAGGCCGGTAAAGATTTCGATACAATCGCATTTTATGACACCAACTCATCATGTATTTAACCAACGACGAAATAAAGACACACCTCTACACGGATAATGTAGACGTGATTACGCGTGGTGATGATACAATTGTTACCGCTGCTGTCGATGCTGCTGTGAGTGAGGCAAAGGGCTACCTGAGCGCCTTCGACCGTGATGCGATATTCGGAGCCTTGGCTGAAGCCAGAAATGCACTGCTTTTAACTTTCGTGAAAGATATTGCATCCTGGCATTTATTGAATTTGTGCAATGCCGGCAGCGATATGAAACTGCGGCAGGATCGGTACGACCGGGCAATTGAATGGCTCAAAGCCGTGCAAAAAGGAAACGTATCACCCGATCTGCCGGTGATTAAAGCTGCTGACGGTACAACTCCAGCCCAAGGAATAACTTTTGGCAGTAACGACAAACGCGAATCGCATTTTTAATTTTTTATCATGGCAACTAAAAAGAAAAAAACCGTACGGGCGAGCCTAAGTGTTCGCCCAAATGCTCCCAATCAAAAGCTTGTACTTAACCAAATTGTTATCCGTCCGCAAACCCGACAGAAAAGCAGTGTGGGCGATTGGCGCACTGGTCTCCAGGCAGCAGATATGGGAAGGGTTAAAAAACTCTTCGATCTTTTGGAGGATCTATTAATAGATGGTGTACTGAGCGATGCCGTTGATAAACGAATCAGCGCAGTGACGAACTCTGAACTTAGCTTTCAGGATATTGACGGGTCCGAGGTTGAAGAGATCAGTACACTGATGGATTCTCCGGCATGGGAGGAACTATTGACCGCCATTATGCAGGTAAGATTTTGGGGAAGGGCAGGAATTGAGTTTGATTTTACAAACGGATTCGACGCAAAGCCAATACCTCCCAAGCATATCAAGCTCGACACAAAACAGATTTTACTGAACGAGTACGATGACAGTGGCGTTTCGTATGAAGGTGATGATCATATACTCGTTTTAGGGAAGCCGCGCGATTTTGGTTTATTACTCAAGGCCGCTCCATTTGCTATTTACAAGCGTGGTGCCTATGGTGACTACGCTCAGTGGCTCGAAATATTCGGTATGCCGCAGCGCGTAGGTAAATACTCAAGCTACGATCCCGAAAGCCGTAAACTGCTCGAGCAGGCTTTTGAGAAGTCCGGATCTGCGCCTTGGCTAGTTATTCCCAAAGAGAGCGAGGTTGAAACAACCTCTACGTCCGGACAAACCGGTGGCTCTCCTTACGACGAGTTCCGGAAGGCCTGTAACGAAGAGATGTTGATCACTGTTCTTGGACAAACGATGACAACTGTCCAGGGAGATAAAGGCGCACGTTCCCTGGGCGAAGTCCATAAAGAGGTCGAGGAAGGAAAGAACCGCGCTGATATGCGGTTTGTACAGCGCGTTCTGAATCATTTCGTTTTGCCAATATTCGAGAAACGCGGATTCCCGGTCACTGGTGGTAAGTTCATCTTTCCCAAAGCAGCTGAAGCGCTCAGCGTTGACGAGATCGTTAGTCTTGCCAGCATTATGGACATCCCTGTCAGTTACCTTCAGGACAAATACAGTATCCCGGCACCAATCGATGGTGAAGCCGTAGCCGGTGCGAAACCGTCTGATCCGAAGAAACCCGGCGCCACAGATCCCAACACAGAGGATGATCCCGGTGTAGAGACGGAAGTTATTGCGTCTAAAACCGCGAAGCCAAAACCCGTCCCGAAGGATAAACCAGTCAAAAACGGTGACTTTGGTTTGATAAGGAGGCTCTATGATTTTTTCGTCCAGGCCCCGGCAGTGATGACCGGGGCATCAACTGGCGATCTCCTCACGCTGAATGATGGCGACATTAACGACA